ACCCAGCCCTCGCTACGGAGCACACGTTCGATGTGCTGCCGGGAGCCGGGGTTGAGCACGACATACTTTATCTTGGTGTAGGCGCAACCCTCGGTGACCTCTGGCCTGTTCTTGTACCTTGCACTGCGCTTGGGTGTGACGACCGGGCCGTCCTGCTCGTACCATCCGCCGTACTTGTCGGTCAGCTCAGCCGACAGCTCGTCTTGCCTATGCAGCAGCAGTGCACGAAGACGCTCGGCGTGGTCGGTGGCGAAGGCAAAGCCAACCTGCTCCATGTCGTGGCAAACCTGGGCGAACCTGTGCTCAAGATCGATCGCATCAGCGCTCAGGCCTAGATCGAGCAGCTGTCGGTACAGCTTCACTGTCACGCGCACGTCTTGCAGGCAGTAATCTTCTAGCTCTTGCGACCAGCCATCGGTCCAGTCTCCAGTGAACTCACCCTTGTGCAGGCCAAGGCGTACACCATGCGCACCAAGGCTGTGCGATCCGTTAAACATGCGAGGTCCGTACTGGCGCAGACCGACCTGACCGAACCGAGCGTAGTCGCGCTCTCGTAGATCCGGCCATGCTATGCGACTGAGCACGAGGGTGTCGCGGACGATCGGTGGCGACCAACCATCGTTCAGCTTGCGGATGACGGCGATGTCGAAGTTGATTCCGTTGTGCGCGACAATCGTCTCAGCGTTCTCGAGCATGCGCAGTCCACGCTGCACCTCGTCAGGCTTGAAGGCATACTCCTCGCCAGTGTCACAGTCGATGATACACAGCGAGGTGATTGTCGTGGCCTGATCAAGCAAGCCATCAGTTTCGATGTCGAAGGCGAGCGTCTGTAACATTACACGTGCTCCCCGGCAGGTGGCACCAGATCAGCACGGTAGTAGCGCTTGCGTCGTGGACCTCGGCGTGGCTCAGGTGCCATCTTAACGCCGACAATTTCAACGCCTGCATTACGCAAAACGCCGACGTAATTATTGTGGCGGCTACCAAGTGCAGCCATGTCGCGAGCTGTCAGCCCGACACCCATGCTTAGCATGTACGCCGCAGCCACGACCCACGGGTACGTCTCAAGATTCCAATCCAGCCGGCGTATAGTGTTTTGTACGAGAGCGTACGCATCGGCCCACTTCGGATCACGGTCAGCTCGTACGACCATCCACTCGGCTAGGTCATACAGGTGATCAAAAGTCAGCTCGGAAGGTGTCGTGGCGTTCTTCCAAGCAGCCGGTCGCTCGATTGAAATAGATAGAGCCTGCGTCATGAGACGTCTCCCCCGTGTATCTGTTCTTCATGATGTTGACGCGAACGACATTGGGGATCGGCTCCCCGTTCTCGTCGCTGGCGCGCTCAAGGCCGATCACTGCGTCTGACAGTGCGGCCGGTGCACCGGAGCCACGTATGTCGCTTAGGCTCAGGCTTGCTGTGCCAGCGCTGTGGTCTCCGGTGCTCGGCTTGCGAGTGTGTGCAACCATGATCACACCCGTGCCTGTTCGCTCGACAATCTTTGAGCGGATGTCGGTGCAGATGGCGTCGATGATCCGGCGCTCATCAAGGTGCTGCTGGTTCATGCCGAGAGTTGTCGCCATCGTGATGTGGTCGAGCACAATGAAGTCACACTTGCAGCCGGCTGCGAGCCACGACATGCGAGCGAGCAACCCCTCGGCATCAGTCGAGCCAAAGTGATCGTAGAGCCAGAGGTTGTCGTTCGCGCTGATTTTGCGAAGCTCGTCCTTCTGCTCGTCGAGGGTCATGCACTTGCTGTCCATTACGAGTGGCTTGCCGGCCGACATACCAATCAGTGCACGCAGCGTGCGCCGGTTAGATTCCTCGAGCATGACCATGCCGCAGCGCAGCCCGTGATCCTTCACGAGTGACAGCGCCAGCGTACGACACAGCGTGCTCTTGCCGACGCCCGTGCCGGCAGTGACAGTGATCAGCTCCCGACGCAGGCCACGCAGCAGATCCTGCAGTGCAGCAAACGGGAACGGCACACCATCGTCGTCGGGCAGGTCAAGCAGGTGCTCCAGCTCAGACGCACTGTAGATGCCGCTTGGTCGCCACGACGGAGCTGCCTCGATCAGATCCGACAATACCTTGCTGTTGTCGTTGATGCGGACATCGCTGGCATCTTTGCGGCCGCTGGGCCAAGCGACACAGCGCACGTCGATGTCTCGGTGGCTCATGCACAGGCTGCTGCACAGTGTCTCTGCTGCTCGACGCCCTTGCTCGTCACCATCGGTCGCGACAATGACTGTGTCGAACGACGTCAGGTACGACCACGACGCCTCGTCAGCCAGCACCTTGTCGACAGACTGCGCGCCACCAGGCAGACTGACAGCGTGCAGCTTGGTCGCTGACCTGACAGTGATTGCGTCGACCTCGCCTTCCGTTACGACAACAGTATTGTTGTACTGGTTGGCCTTCGGGACGACGTGCCGGCCGTACAATCCTGACGTGACCGGCTGGCCCTGCCAGTAGAAGCGCTTGTCAGGCGTGCGTACCTTGGTTCCAGTCCAGTTGCCGTGCGTGTCGAAGTAGTGGGCGAGGTGGTTGCCGGACTCGTCGACCTCGTACTCGTACTTGCGGAGGACGTCGAGGTCGCTCAGCTCTCGCTCTCTGATTCGCTGGACTTGGCCCTTCGGCCTTTTCGACTGTACCGCAGCTTGCTTGGCACGACTCTCTTGCGCAGATGCTGTGAACGCAGAGCCTTGGCCAGCGGGGGGCGCGTGGTCTTCGGCGGGGGCGGGTCGGCTCGTTGTGCAACTGAAGCAATAGCGCGAACCGTCTGACCGTACCGCTGCACCATCGCTACTACCGCAGAGGTCACACTCCACGTGCGTCGTGACAAACTCATCCTTGTGATCACCCATGTTTATCCTGTCAGCCAGCTGTCTGGGACTGTGCCGTGGCACCAGCGGAAGCCGTGCTTGTCGGCCCAATCCCGGCACGTTTTCTTGGTTTTGCCTGCGCGTGCGTTGGGCGACTGGAAGATGAAGCGAATGTCCAAGTCAGTCTGCCGCTTGAGCAGCACGTGCTTAGCCATTGCGTCACCATCCAGCCTACCTTTGGCCTCACACAAAATGGTGTGGCCGTCTGGCCTGACGATCACGAAGTCAGGGTTGTAGACGTGGTTGGTTGCCGGCTTGATGTAAGCGACCCGATCACTCGGGCGCTCATACCGGAAGTCAATGCCGCGTCTACAGAGATCCTCGCAGATGCGCTCTTCGAACCGCGAGCGAAATGCCTTGATCGTACCTTCCTGATCGCACAGGCCAGCCGGGTTAGAACTCCGCTTCGCGTGATACCTCAACGTCGGCACCCCCGTCGTACACAAAGCCCTCCTCGACATCGAACCCTGGGCCACCTGACTGGCCCTCGCTCAGCTCGAGAACCTGCACCTCTTTGACCTGGTGCTGCATGAAGTGGGTGCCGTTCTTCTCAGTCGCACGCATGTTGATCTTGACGTTGAGCCGTGACCCCATGCGGATGATCAACCGTTCGGTGATCAGGTTAAGTTTCGTGTCCCAGATCTTCGGGGTCGACCAGTCGGCGACACGTTTGGTGTCGAGCTTGATCACCGTGTGAGGCTCACCCCACAGGTCACGCTCAAAGATGTACTTCGACATGTCACTGCCCCACGATTCGTGAAGCGCACGGAGTTGGGGAGCGTACTCTTTTTCGTAGCGCTTTGTCGGGATAGCGACAGCCACTTTGTAGTGGTCGAACTTCGCCTCTTGGAGGTCAGTGAAGCAGCTGTCCTCTTGGCTGTTGTACGTGCGGACATCACGGAGGGTCATGATGTGCGAGTCATTAATGGATTGAAACTGTTTCAGCGAAGTCATGTGCAATGCTTTCATAGTAGTCCGCGAGCAAGCGGAAGAGTGAATAGATTTCGTCGGGGTCAAGCTCGACAATCAAAGCGCCCTCGGCCCGGTCGTCGAACTCTTCGATCGTCATGGATTCATCTAGGCTGTCGACGATCGCCTCGGTGTAAAAGTGCAGGTAGCCGTCAGCGAACCTGCCGAGAAGGTCGGGACTTAGTTCGAACAGCTCGACGCTTAGGTTTTGGTGGCTCTGGTGGTGGTGGCTCATGGGTTTCCTTTGGGGGAGGAGGCGGCGGTGCTGGCTGCTCGGCAAACTCACCGCACCAGTAGGCTGGGTGGACAGCCGCAATCTCTGGGTAGCGGTGGCAGTTGTGTCGCACGAACGCGCCAGGTCCAGCCTGTGCTTGGCGATAGAACAGGCAGGAATTGCACTGCCGATCAGCTGAAGAAGTAGTCACTGTGCCGGACCTCCTCGATGTTGAAGTTGCCCCGTGCTGGTGGCTCGGGAATGTCTGCGCCTGCCAGCTGCTCACGAAACGTCTCGGCCAAGCCGGCCAAAAGGTCAGGTGTGTAGGTGTCGACAAACGCGCTCTTGAGTGGGCCGTCGGGTGCTAGCAACGCTGCGCGTGCGTTGACGTGCACCCCGAACGAGTCATGAATCGCGACCCAGTCGGTAATAGGATCCGCCGCCGTCAGCCCGTTCACGATCGTCTGCGCAAGGATCGATGAGTCGTAGCTGTGGATCAGGTTCGGACTGATGCTGTTCTGCATGCGCGTCCGAGCCAGCTGATCCGTCTGGCGGCGTAGTTGGGGGGAGAAGATGGCCCCGTTGAATGCTGTCTTCACACGGTATGGTTCACTGTGCCATTCGGCTTGCTTGACGGGTGCACCTGTCGGCGTCACCCACGACAGTGGCGTGTTGGATTCGACAGCGAGTGCAGCAACCTTGCGCAGCCACTGCTGAACCTGCACCGGACGAGTGAGAGTCCCTTCAAGGGCGTCCCAGAGCAGGTTGTTGATAAAACGAGCGTACCGTTTCACGTCGGTGTACGGCGGCTCGACACCATCCTTGATGTCAGCGTGGATGGCGTTGTGGATGTTGTCGTTGGTGGCCCAGCGTGTCCCGCTGTACGGCATGACCATCACGACATTCTTTGCCCACGCTCGTGGGATGCCGTGACGCTCGAGCGCGATGGACATCTCATAGTCACGGTCGTCGATGGCCAAGCCTGTGCCTAGCTCGACAGCCCGATCCCTGATGGCTGTGTAGATGTCGGCCGGTAGTGGGTCGTTCGACAGACACACAGACTCACACGTGGTCGGGTCAAGAGTGAGGCCACCGAAGTTCTGCAGGCCGTTACACTTACCGTCGACGTAGCTGATCAGCCGGGACGTGAAGCCAAGGCCGATGGCGTCGAACTGTGCCAGCTCAGTGCATGCACGCAGCGCTTGCCACGGCTCATCAAACTTGAACAGCCAGTCGAGATCACGCTGCCAATTTGTACCGAAGCCGACAAGTTCAGCCTTGTTGGCCTCGACCCATTCAATTCTGTCGTCGAGCGTACCTTTATCGGCACCGCACGCACCAGCAACAGACAGGTAGAGCGAGCGGACAGCCTCGTCGCTGGCGATAGGCTCGCCCCGGTGGAACTGGATCAGACCACGGGCCAGGTCTTGACCCTGTGGCTGCAGATAGGGTGGCACGTAGTACATGCGCCACCGATGATCCGCCTTAGTCGGCAGATAAAACGGGCCAGGGTAGCGATTGGCAAGGCTGCATATCTTGAGGAACCCGAAGCGCCTACCGAAAGCCTTGTTGTTGTGTGCATGAACGTGTGCTCGAGCGCGGTTGAGCTGACGTGCTAGCTCCTCGTTGTGCCAGTCAGCTGGGTCGTTCGGCTCGGGCAGATCACGCAGCGCTGGGTAGTCACCCGTGTCCAGTTCCTTGTCGCGAACGTACTCAGCTGCCTCAAGCACGTCCCGGTTGACCTCAAACGGCGTGGCTTGGAGCGCATTCATAGCGCGCACGTTGGTGCTGGCGTTGATGTGGTGGTGCGGGTTCTCTTTGTGGTGCTTCTCGAGATCAATCAGGTCAGCTGGTGAGCTGCGTTTAATGATGCCGTAAGGGGCAACCGATCCCGACCAGTAACCGCCGCCAAACAAGTTTGACTCGACAGACCACATGCGAGGGTGCACGAGGGTGGGCATGTAGGACGTGAACAGCTCCTCGAACTTGCTCACCGTGCGCTCGATCAGTGCACCCAAGTGTGGCGTGACACCAAGGCAGCGGCTAGTGCGGTGACCCTCACGGTGAGTGTACTCGACAAAGAACGGGCCGGTGGATCTGATGACATCGAGCAGGGTGATGCCGATCTGCGTCTGCTGTTTGGTGTCGAGCTGGATGATACCGTCGTCTTCGCGCACCATCTGTCGTGCCTGCTTCAGCTGCAATTCGGTGCGATATGCCTCTCGACGCCAGGTGTCTTCAATCTTTTCGGCTGCTCTGCTGTGCTCAGCAGACCAGAGCTTCCAGTGGTACTCGTCGGCGACACGACGGCCGACGTGAGCAGCGATCGTGCTCAGCTTGGCGTGCTTGTGTGCGCCCGACAACATCGGGACGAGATTGAAGACAGTACGGAGGGCGGTGAAGATGACGGCGTCGGCCCCCAAGACATCAACCACGGTGACTAGGTGAGAGTCACCTACAGCATGCTGCCCTGGGAGACCAACGCCGGTCTCTAGTCGATCCATCAAGCGAGAGGAGGTTTCCCGCAGGATCGACCGGATCACGTGACGGGTCGGTGTCGCATCAGCTTGCCGCCCCAGTTCAACCATACGACGAACCTGGCGCTTGGCCCTGTTCGTTCCTTCCTCGGACATGCGTTGCGAGTTTTGCAGCTCGTGAAGCATTGCGCCATCAACATGGTGGGGAGATTCAATGGCGCTGTCGAGGTATGCACTGTCGGTGCGTTGGTTAGTGTCACGTGTCGTACTTGGTACGCTAGGCATAATAATCTATCTCACTATTCTGGCAACGAAAAACTACGTTGCGTCATTCAAACGTGAGAGATTCCGGTACGCATTTGCCGTGCGTAGATTGCTGGGCTGTTTGTCGCCAGCGTGGCCACGTTTGCGTGGCGCATCAGTACGTTATAGCGACGTACCAAAATCTCTCGATGTACTGTAACAGTAGTACACTACTGTCTCGTAACAGTACACGCTAATTAAACATTATGCGCACGGCTGTCAAGCGCTGCACGCAAGTCATGGGCTGATTCAATATGCTCGTAGCGAGCGACCATCGCATAGCTAGACCAGCCACCCCATGCTTTAAGTTGAGGCAGAGTGAATCCTGCCTGTGCCAGCCGAGTCAGGCATGTGTGCCGTAGGCTGTGCGGTGTGAAGTCATCGTCCGACTCGAGACCCATGTCTGCCTTGACCCGAGACCAAGGCGCATAGAACCGCTTGTGCTGATTCCGCAGCTCGACAAACGGGCCGACCTCGTGGCCTCGCTCCGTCCATGCTTGATCCAGTGCCTCACGCACAGGACGACGCAGCGGGATGGTGCGTGGCTTGTTGGCTTTAGTGACACGGAAGGTGACGGCGTCGTGCTCGACATCTACCCAACGCAACTCGGCTGTCTCACTGTAGCGACTGCCAAGCCAGAGCAGAGCCGTGGCGAACTGACCGTAGACTGATCCGTGCTCGTTGAGGCCAGCGATTAGGCGATCACACTCGGCAGACGTGAAGACGCGCTCACGCTGACGACCACGACGTCGGTCACGGTAGGTCGGTGGGTTCGTGACCAAGCCCCGCTGTCGGGCAAAGTTCATGATCTTGTTGAACTTGGCCATGCGATGGTTAACCGTGCTGGCACTGCGGCCGTCGGCGTGCATGGCATCGGCGAACGCAGTAAGATCCTGCTCGGTGATTGTATCGACCGGCATCGCGCCGAACCAATCGCTCAGCTTGCGCACGTTGATGGCGATGGCGCTGCGATCTCGGTTGCCGGCAAACACGATCGGCACGGCAAGCTTGGCCACGTCGGCGAACGTCGTGGCCGGCTCGGTGCTCTCCATGTCCGGCTCTTTACCCATGCGTATAGACTGACGGGCGCTTGCCTGCCACGCCAGAGCGGCGTCGAGGCTCGGGAACTCGTCGACCTGGCGACGGTAAAGCTTCTTGGTCAGCCGACCAGCGCTCAGATGTTCGAGCGGTGTGTTGACTGATACGTATTTCTGCATCGTTCTATGTCTCCCCAGTTGATGAGAACAAAGTGCGAACGAACATGCCGCCCCTTGGTGTAAAACGCAAGTCAGTATTCCGACGATTGTCGATGTTCTGACTTGTGTTGATGAAGCCCTTACCG